ATGACAACCTCCAGAAGACGGCTGAGAAGTTCACCAGCCATACGGAGGATCGACGTGGCTGAATTGGAAGTACTAGAGCAAGCGTATTTGAACCACCATGTGGTGATGTCCTCATCGCCTAAGACCATCGAACACTACCGGAACACCTTCCTCTGCTTTCACCTGTTTCTCGATGAATCCGGCCACCCGCATGACAGCCAGGCTCTCACAGCCGACATGATCGCCGAGTTTGCGGTTTGGCTCAAGCGGACACCGACCAAGGGATTTCGAGGAAAGACCGAACGGAGCATTGTCACCATTCACGGGCAGCTCAAAGACCTGCGGGCTTTCACCCGCTGGCTGTTCGAGAACGACCGGCTGGAAACATTGCCGAAGATCTACCTGCCGAAGTTGCCACAGACGCTATTTCCCATCCTGTCCGACGAGGAGTTAATAAAAATCTTCTCGACCCAGCAGATGTCTACCGAAACCGAAATCGGCAAGCGAAACCGAGCCATCATTTCCTTCATGCTCGATACCGGCGTCAGGCTGGCCGAAGTCTCCTCGTTAAAACTGGAAGACATTCACCTGTCGGATGGCGTGGCGAAGGTATGGGGCAAGGGTTCGAGAGAGCGAATGGTCTTCTTCTCGGCCACCACCGCTGATGCCATCAAACTGTGGCTGTCAGTCAGAGGTCAAGAACCTGGCCAACTGTTCTGGCTCAATCCAGCAGGGGTGCGGATGATGATTGACCGAATTCAAAAGGAGGCGGGGCTCGAAGTCTTCCACGCTCACCAGATCAGGCATACCGCTTTCACCATCATGCTGCGCAACGACATGGACTCGCATAAGGTCAAACGTATCGCGGGCCACTCGTCCATACTCGTAACTGAGCGGTACCTATCTCTTTCAACCGGGGATCTCAAGGAAGCTCACCGAATCGCCTCCCCGGTAGAGAAGGTGGTTCGAGATATCAACCCACCAAATCGCACCAGGCGACGGTGGAGCAATAAGAAAGCATCTTGAGAGAGCAAAAAGGGAGGGGGTTCATCCCCTCCCTTTTCTTATGCACCGCTGGCGAACTGGTTCCGGTGTGATCCGTGCAGCCGCGGCCGAGTGGGCCGAAACGCTTAACCCAGCATCTTTCGAGGTCCCATCGTCTTGACGACACTGCCTGCGAGCTCATTCAGGCCATAGAGCATCGTCAAATCCTTCTCCAGAATCCGCCGATCGAAGATCAGGCCAATCCAGATTCTCATCACTATCTCTGGTGACGGATTCGACTTGTCTCCATGGTAGAGGCGGAAGAGATAGGCTCGGTCGACCCCACCGTCTTCTGCCACCTGGTTGAGGGTCTTGCCAGTGATCATCAACATTCGGTCGAGTGTGGTTTTGAAATCATCCATATAACCTTTCCGTCGAACCCGAACTACTTCGACTCCGCCGTCTGGTTACTCACGCCCGACCTTATGCGCGATTGGGGCCAGCAGTGCATAGTCCCTATGCTAGCGGAAGTAGGTTGACAAAAATAGGGGTGGGAATAAGAATTTTGACCATTGGGTCCTACAGAGTAATCGTCACGGCCGAAACCGGCTTTACCACGACATCGGGCAGATTCCTCGTCGCTGGCTACACCTGTGGTTTGGCTCGTCAACTGTCAACGACCACAGCCGCCTCTCGTTGCGGGATTGCGGAGTTGTCCTTCACCCCATTAAGGGCAAGGAGCAGCCCTGCACCTTTGTCCGTGGTGGGGGAAGCGTCCGAGAGTGATGGCTTCCCCGTAATCTCGTCATCGTCTGTGTGGTGCCGTAATGCAGACGGGTGATCAAGCCTTATGACGACGCTGAACGTTTTGGTTGATCGACACAGGGGGTAGCCAGCAAATCCATTGTACCCCGCCGTAAGCCCGGCTGTAACGACCGCCGTACCGCTAATACAAGCGCTACCGCGGCATTTCTCAGGAGTGTAGGAGGTTTCAAAGCAAGGTTCCAAATCACTAAGTTGTAGGGAGTTCCAACCCAAGGCTGTAAGTGAATGGGTACGAATTTTGCCAGGAGCGTGAAAGATGCCACAAACAATCAAGGAACCGGTGACAGATGAGTGGGGCGGATCATTTTATCGAGACCGGACCGGCGAGTTTCTGGACGACAAATCCTCACCGTTCCTCGGGGCTGAGCCCATACCTTGGAAAACCATTACTGCCTCTCTTGGGGTGTTCCTGGGAATTTTCATAATTGGAATTTCTCTCTATTCCTTCGGACAAACTGCTACCTCCGAGTCTGCCGAAAACCAAGATGGCTCGTATAAATTCGGAGTGGTTTTGGCGACCCTAGTTTTCATGTCGCTCGCAGGACTTCTGATTTGGGGTTCTATCAAACTCTACCTCATGGGTAACGCAGAGAAGCAAATTCGCTTACAAAGTGACATCCGCTTGAAAGAGCTAAGGGAAGTGGCCCGACTGGGTGTGGCCCAGAACATGACCTTCGCAGATCTCCAGCGCATGGCACATGCGGCCAACCTTTCGATGGCTCAATACAGTGCCATCGTTCTCGGACACGTGGTTGAAAATGCCACTCAATTCGAAAAATACAAACGGGATCGAAAGGACGACAGGAGGAGGGAAGAGTTTCAGCGAGAGCACGAACGTGACCAGTGGCGGAGAGAAGAGAATCAGGCCGATCGACAGCACAAGGAGCGGATGCATAAAGCCACCCTTGAAAGTGAAGAGGCCAAATACTATATCAAGCTGAAGGAGCAGAAGCAGGATTGGGACTACCAGCTCCAGCGGCTCGAACGGCAACAAACGCACGATGAGCGCATCAAGACTGTCACCGAAATTAGCAACATCCGAGCGGCCATGATTGGTTCGTTAATGGAGTTGCGAGCAAACCCTGCCCTCGCAGGGCAAATCAATCAGATTGTCACAGCCCTCGATACCGTGCAGCAGGCGCTTGATCGGCCAGAATTCAACACACCGGATGGCGAGAGGAAGCGAGAAGTCTTTGACCAGCTGTTGACGCAGTTCCTGACCGACGCCTTCACCGGTAAAGCCAAAGCCTGAAAATGGAAACGCAGCTCATGAGTCTCGGGCATAAGGCTTTTGATCCCGCACGCCCGACCATTGGCCGCTATCCACTCCGGATGGACCTGAAATCGCTCAGGTCCATTCACATTCTTGGTCAGCCGGGTTATGGCAAATCTACTCTGCTAGGCCGCCTGGCAGAGACTTTTGCCGATTTGGGTCACGGTGTCTTAGTGATCGACATTCGCGGGGACTTGGCCACCAACCTCGTCTGTCGAACCAAGCACGCGGATAGACTCATTCTGGTCGATCCAGTTGAAGCTTCCACCACCGGCCACTACTGGTCGCTCAACCCCATGGATTTTGATCGCAAGAACCCGCAGCTGTTTGATCGCTACACCGACCGGCTGCCGGATCTCTTCGCCCGGATTGGTATTCACGATCCAACTCTCATGCAGACCATCGAGAAACTGCTAACCGAAGGCGTCAGGTTGGCTCTGGCTACTCCAGACACATCCCTACTCGATGTCTACCTGGCCCTGCACGATGACCGGCATCGAGAACGACTGCTTCGCTCTCGACACGTTCCGCCGCTCACCAGAGACTACTTTCAGGAAGTGTTCACCAAGTCTGATCATCCACTGCGGAAGAACAACGCTGGTGGCATGACGCCTCGTGATCGCCGGATTGCCATCGACTCGACCGATTCCAGGCTTCGCCAAGTGCTGGGCGGAAACCTGCTCAACCGGATGCTGATCCAACCCCATACAACCCTCAACATCGCCCAGTGGCTAGACGAGGGCAAGCTCGTTGTCGTCAATCTCGATCAATCGAGGATGGGGGAACGTACTGCCCGCAAGATGGGCAACCTAATTCTCGGCGCCCTCTCCAATGACATCATTCAGCGGCCGACTGGAGAGGTATCCCTTCCCTGGCGAATCATCGTCGATGAAGCGGCCGAACTAGCCAATCGCCCCTTTGCCGAGATGATCACCCAAATGCGAACCCACTCGGTCTATCCCATCCTGGCCCATCAGAATCTCTCGCAACTCAAAGACGAAACCCTCGCCGACGCCGTATCGCAAGCCTCCTGCAAAATCCGGTTCCGGCTTTCCGAAGTTGACGCCAAGACCATTGCCGATCGGTACTCTCCCGAATTCGCCGCTCATCTGATGAGTCTCCCTCCCTACCGAGCGCGGGTGATGTGGGACGCCTCCGACAATCGCCTGGTAGACAGTCGCCTTGGGGTCGATGTTGATCTACAAGATTGGTGGGGAGTTAGCGATACGGCCCAGCTTACAGCGGCTCTTGCGGCGCAACGCTCCCTGGCCCAACACGAGTCGCATCAACGCCAGTTACTCCATCTTGAGCGGTTTAAGACTGCGTCAAAACATGGTGTAATGGAGGGAGCTTATGACGATGACCCAACCGACGACAAAACCTACCAACCCCCACCCCGGCCGGATGAACCGGGATCTGAAGAACTCCCGGAAACGCCCGATGGAGGGGATCCATCGTGGCTGGGACGCGTTGGAAGCCCTGTACCGGTACCGGGCGATGCAACCCAAGCACATGGCCCAGCTGTTGTTTCTGAAACTGCCGGATCCGACCGACCCGAGCCAGAGTCTGCCGAAAGCCCTCCGCTCAGCCCAGCAAGCGGCCAACCGCAACTGCCTCTACTGGCTGAAGAACCTGGGCTACATCAAAGCGATCTCAATCGCGATTCAAAAAGGGGACTCGGCGACGGCGATGGAGATGTGCGCCCTGACGCCGAAGGGATTCGAGGTGCTCCAGGAGCACCGACTGAACCACGGCCTGGAGGCCCACTCCAACCTAGTTAATCCAGTCCCGGTCATCTGCGACCAGTCGTTTGATCACTGGTTGCTGGGAATGGAGTCAGCCGTTTCCGCTGAAGCGGCTATCCGCTCAGTCGGTGGGAAGGTGACGACCTATTGGGACGAATATGAGATTCGCCAACGGTCCAAGAGACGCCGAGACGGCATCGATTGGGGCGGGCTCGAACCAGACGGCCTAATCATCGCCGAAATCAATGGCATCAAACACGCCATGTTGCCGGAAATCGATCGAGGCTTCCAACCGGTCGCCTCAAACGCTCCCAACTCCATTCGCACCAAGGGACACAAATACAAGAACTTTTTCATCCACTACCGGCAGTACGACCCCCTGCTGATGGATCTTAAGCAGCCGACGGTTCACTTCATTACCAAGTCAAAGCAACGTCTGGAAACGATACGGGAAGAGATCGAGAGCCAGGGCGGCAGGCAATCCTACTGGTACTCCACCTTCGAATGGATCCAGCCACCGTATTCCTTTCTGGGCCAGGTCTGGGAAGTGTCAGGACGGGAGGGGTACCACTCGCCACTCTCCATCTTTAAGCCGTAGCAGCCGATGTAGCCCCGGCGCAACAAATGGAGAAGATCGAGCCCAATGGACCGATTTCAGCCGTAGGGCCAGCCGTATCCCCTGCTGTAGGCGCCCGAGTCCTACAACTCATCTCATCGTGAGCTTTCTTCTTGGCCTTCGGCCATCTGACAGCTTCACTCTAGCAGATCAGTAAAATGTCCAGCTCCACTATGATGCTATAGACCTTTCGACCGATCTGCCTGCTACTCGTCACTATAGATTGATCCTCAAGATTTCCCGATCACAATCGGCAGGGCCAGCCCTTGCCGATACCTCCTCTCCAGACACTCTCCTCCTCTCCGGATTGCTCCCTCTCTCCTTCCACTCCACTCATTTTTCATTTCATTGTCATGCCGCTACGCTCCAGTCGGTCAGTCGCACTCCTGCGCTCCGTTGACCGCCTTGCGCTCCAGCATCACCAAGCCCTGTCCGCCGATTGAACGGTCAATGGTGAGTCTCTACCTATAGCAACCAGCACCACGCCGATTTGCCGAAATGCCCATAGCATCTTCGTTCCCGCTTGAATTTGACAGACCTGCTACAGCAAATCTATCAGATGGCCGAAGGCCAAGAAGAAAGGCAGGTCCTATGTAACAACACAGCCTCACTTTATTCATCAAGCGCACAAGCACACTAGTAGTCATGTTATGGAGAACCACATGTTTATTATTCAACTTACAGAAGAACAGATAGCGGCTATCCAGGTCAGAGACCGAAAATCGCTCAAGCGGCAGCCCAGACCCCAGATAAGGGAATCGAAAGACGCCTTTGAGCTGTTGAGGCATATGGGGCAGCTCAGCAAAGAGCATTGCATGGTGCTGACATTAGACTCTCGGAGCCAAGTTATAGGCAAGCATGAAATCAGCGTCGGTACCGTTGACGCTTCACTGCTTCATCCTCGCGAAGTGTTCAGGGTAGCAATCAAAGATGCGGCCAGATCACTAATTCTGGCTCACAATCACCCCAGCGGACAATTAGATCCATCAGAAGATGATCTGCTCATAACCAAGCGGATAAAAACGGCTGGCCAGATAGTAGGCATTCCAGTTGTTGACCACCTGATCATCGGCCAGGGCGACTTCTACAGCTGGCGTGATAACGAGCGCATGTAGGCTAGTGGGGAGAGAGACACCCCTATGACTTTACCAAGGAGACCTACTATGAGATCAACACAACGGATCGTACTCGCCCATCAAGAGGCTATGAGGCGCAAAGAATCAACCAAGTTCAGCGATGAATTCATCCGCATACAGGAGCGAAACGCAGAACGTAATGCCCTCCATTGGCTGCATCGTGCGGACATCGATGTCGACAGAGCAAAAGTCCTCGCTCTATTTGAACCTATCCTTCGCCGTTATTGGACACGGTGCGGATACTCCCAAAGCTGGATCAATCGTCAATTTGCCCCTTGACATTCTCAGCACTCACTAGATATTATGTAGATGTTCAATCACCCAACAGCCTCGATACTTCCCCACCTATTTTGACTTTGAACACCATCCACTTGGACCGGTTCCACCTCCGGCCCAAGTGCGGTGGTTCTTGGCGTATGAGAGCACAACTATAGAGAGCAAAAGGCCTATCGACCGGCCTGTAATCGGTCGAATATGGAGAACCACAGTAATGCTGCCAATGTTCAAACGAAGGAATCCACTAGAAGGGGCGAAGGTTTACCCGGTAGTTTCGCATCTCGACGCCGCCGCAAATCCTGAAGGGGGCGTGAATCTCACGATCCCAGTCAAGGTGTACGCTGGCCGACACTCCTGCGCGTCTCGACTCGTCATCAACGTGGAGCGTGATGAGATAAAACAACTAGCCAGCATGACCGGCAGGATTCGCACACATACCCCGGTCGCAACGCGTAACGGTGCAGCGAAGAGACCAAAATTCTGCGTCAACAACCACCGACAGATATCCGAGAACGTCATCCACTGGCCTAAGGGTAATGAAGACTGTCGGATTTGTTATTTGGAGTGGAAGGTCAAGAAGGGCCTCAAGAAGTCCCAGAAGGCGGCTTCCGCATGACCAAACTGATTATCAGCTCCCTCTTCCTCATGAGCTACCTAGCGCTCATCTATAAGGGTATTCCGCAATTCTTTCTTACCACTGTCTGGATGGACCTGCTATCGCTTGCCGTGAGCGTGATTGCCGGCGCCATCTTCATGGTTGGCTTTCTCGAAACCCTCGATCGATCCACCAGAAAGAGGCTGAAGTGAGCGGAGTTTTGACCGAACCACTTTTCCGCTATCTGAGCGCTTCACGGCTGACCAAACTCGCGTTGCTATTCTGCTCGCCAACCTTCACCTGGGACGGCCGCTACCGCATAACGACCAAGACTTGGCGAGGTCTGGATTATGTGACGGCGGTAGAAAACTTAGGCGGTGACGGTCGGTAGAAATCCTTGGGGCAATTTCCCGCCCCTATTCTGCCAGTCAGGATGTACCTGGACGGCAGAATGAAAGGCGGGAACCATGAAGAGTCTGCGCTCCAGGCTGCAATCATTTAGTCGATTTCTAGCTACCGGTCCATTCCGGGGCCAACACAAACCCATTCGATTTGATGAGCACACCATTGCCACCACCGGCAATGACGCCATCACTCGGATGGAACACCTGGAAGATCGTGCGGACGTGTTCTCCTCGGCTGACGCCGACCGTGCGCGGGATATCGCCTACTACGGTGATCGGGCATGGTAGAGCGACTGATTGACCCAGCTTGGTGCCAGAGTGAGCCACCCGACTATGAAGACGGAACAGCCGTTTGCACCGAATGCGGCGCCATTCTCACCGAAGACGACGAGTTCGAGAGCGGCTTGTGCTGGGACTGCATGGAATTCTAGAGACACCGGCTTAGGGGAGCCAGCCGAATACAGGCTCCCACTACATATCACTATGACGAATTGGAACAGAGACGAACTAGAACAAAAACTGGCTGAAACCAGATCGATGACAGAAACAGCCAAGCATTACAACGTCACCAAAGAGCGAATCCGCCAGGTTGCTCATCGTGATATTGGCCGAGAGCGCCTTATTGAGCTTGGCGTCACTATCAAACACGCCTATACCGACTGTCGGGTCTGTCATCGGTCACTCGACAAATTCAAAGGATCGAAAGGTCGTTGTGCTCGCTGCTACGAGTTCTACCGGGCCCACGGCGTTGAGCGAACCGATGAGCTTGTGCGCCAGCACATCCTCGAATCTCGAACCGGCCTTCCCCACTCAGTTCCGTGGACTCATTGCAGTCGGGGCCATGAGATGAGTGGAGACAACCTCTACGTCAGTCCTAAAGGCGATCGACAGTGTGTTGCCTGTCAACGAATACGGCGGGCGCATTATATGAAGGATCCTCAGCATGTTGAGCGTCAGCGGGAGGCCGTGCGCAGATATCAATCGAGAAATCGCAACCGGATTCGAGAAGTGCAACGCCACCGCTACGCCACTGATCCCGAGTTTAAAGCGCGAATGAAGGCGCATGATCGAAAGCGACGAGAGAAAGATCGCCAGGCTAATGGAGCGGGAGCCTGAATCAATCCCCTCCACCCCTACTACCATGACTGACGCCTATCCATTGGCGTGGCCTGCAGGTTGGCCACGTACTGAAAATCCAAAACGCTCCGCTTTCCAAACCCCTGGCGGGAAAGCCATCAATAATCTCCTAATGCAACTCAATCGAATGGGCGCAACCAATATCGTCATCTCTTCGAATGTGATGCTACGCCGTGACGGTTTGCCCTATGCCAACCAACGTCGTCCTGAAGATTCCGGGGTCGCAGTGTATTTCACCCTAAAAGGACTACAGCAGTGCATCCCGTGCGATCGGTGGAACTCAGTCGACGACAACATCCACGCTATTGGCTTGACGGTTGAAGCACTTCGAGGGTTGGAACGGTGGGGCGCCAAAGAGATGGTAGACGCGGCCTTTCAAGGCTTCAGAGCGCTTCCAGCACCATCTACGGAGTCACTCAGTAGCGGATGGTGGACTGTTCTTGGCATAAGCCCAACCGCTTCAAGGTCGGAGATTGAATCTGCCTATCGACTCTTGGTGAAGAAGCATCATCCCGATATGGGCGGTGACCCGGAACTTTTCAAGCGTTTGAATGCTGCCTATCAATCAGGGCTTGACGCCACAGCTTAACCCCTTGCCGGCCTGAAGGAGCGCCCAACCTTGGACGCTGCAAAGGCTCAGGCAAGGAAAGACACAATGGGAAAGGTAGAGCGGGCAGAGTTACTCACGTCGCAGATCGATGAAGCCTTGGAGGATCTGGAATACCAACTCTCACAAGGCCACACGCAAGAGTTTCTGGACATCCTCGACTACTACGCCAAGCACTTCCACGCCTACTCCATCACCAACCTGATGCTCATCCGCGCCCAGAAGCCGACAGCCACCAGATGTGCCGGGTACAAGCAATGGGAGAAGCTCGGATGCCAGGTCAGGCAGGGTGAGAAGGCGATTTACGTTCGCGCCCCGTGGCTTCGTAAGGAAGTGGACCAGGAGACCGGTGAAAAGACCGAGAAGCTCATAGGCTACCTCGCGGTTCCAGTGTTCGACGCCTCACAGGTCGATGGAACCGACAAGCTCCCCTCCCCCAGACATCCGCTAGAGGGCGACTTCGTACCGCTGTACATGATGGCCCAGCTGGCCACCATCGGGGCGGGAATTGCCTTTGAGGAATGTCAGCTGCCCTTCGGGGTGCATGGACTCTCATCCGGTAGGCGGATAGCCATATCCAGCACCCTGTCCACGGCCGAGAAGTTCGTCACCCTGTTGCACGAGGCTTGTCACGAGGTTCTCCATAAGGGAGAAGACCGGGTGAAGCTCTCACAACGGGAGTTAGAGGCCGAGTCTGCCAGCTACTGCCTCGCCAGGTACTTCGGGACTGACAATCCCTTCAGCAGGGACTACATCCTGAACTACCGAGGAACGGTCGAAGGGCTGCAAGCCAGCTTCTCCCGCATCCACAGAGCGGTGAAGGAAATCGTCTCCTGGTTCGAGCTAGAGGAAGAACCGGCCATCGCCGCCGACTAATGCCCACCAGGCAATAGAGGGTAGAGACTCAAAACTCTACTCTCAACCTATCTGCACTTCGGCAGAGAACCAAAAAGGAGTCAGCAGTGCAAGGCTACTATATGTACATCGTGGACCTGAAGGGCGTACCGTATGAGCCGATCTGGTACTACCTGGCCACCACAGAATGGTTTGAGGAATCCAAGCCGTTCCGCAAGATGAGGAAGCGGATGCTCAAGACCCCAGGCGGGGGCTACATGGTGGAAGTCACCACCATCCCCCCGACGGACTTCGTCAATGATGTGGGAGACGAGGTCTTCTACCAGCTGTTCGCCGGGAGGACTCGCAAGGGGCAGATGCTCCGGGTCACCCACGACGACCAGCGCCCTAATATGGTTCGATTCTTCGTCTACACGGTGCCCGTGGAGGAAGGGGGACTAAAAATCGCGGACCCCAACGAAGTCGAGATGACCTGAGAACCTAGAGAGACATACCACACTATAAAGGGGGCTTCGGCCCTCTTTTTATTTTGCCCGTGATGACGGTAAAAACATCCCCTTTACATATGAGATAAATCTCAGTATTATGTATACATGGAAAAGAAAGTAAAGCTCAACACAGTTCGGTGCAAGCAATGTGGCCACCAATGGCCTCCTAGAGCTCGATTTGTTGACCGGTGTGCTAACCGTAAGTGTCAGAGTAAGAGGTGGAATCAACCTAAGGAGGAAACAATGATTGAAGTATATATGTGGGAGTATCCGGTAGGTGATGAAATTGAGCGATGTTTTCAGAAGGTCGACAAGAGCGACCCAGACCAAAATCCATTCCTAGATGATGAGACTTCTAACCCTACGGATATTGTGATGATGTCAGAAAGCCTTTACCAAGCATATGTCAACGCAGCTATGACAAAGTCAGCCCTAGAGGAATCCATGTTGGCTGAGGGTAAACGTTGGAAATCTCTCACTGACAGGACCTATTCAGAGATGTCCGCTGCCGCAGAGGAGGCCAATGAATAACTTTACACCCAAACAAAACGGTCAGACGATTGACGAGATTGTCGACTACTTGCTGGCGGTTGATGTAGCAAAGATTGACCCACGACCTATAGCCAAGCAAGCTATCAAAGTCTATTGTACTGAACGTGAACGAGACATACTTATATGGGCAACAGGGGGAATCAAGGAGTTCACCGCCGAGGGCAAGATTGCCATTCCCGCGAAGATATCTGAACTCCAGAAGAAATCCAGCAGTCAGGAGGTTTAGGATGACTAGAGATATGATGTTGGACTCAAGACTAAATATAACCGTAGGAAAGTTACAAACAATCCGAACTCAATTCGAGAGATTTGATGCTCGAATACCTGCAATAGCCAAGCGATATAACCTAAATCCGTTACTCGTGAAGTCGATCAAAGAGTACAAAGTTTGGCCTGATGTCCTGCCGATTGGATATGAGGAGGCCAAATGATCCGCTTCTTCCTCCACCCCATCTGCCTATTCCTCGGCCACAACCCCCTTCCAATGGTGGACTGTGAGGGTGAAGTCTTTGGCAAGGCGTGTGGGCGATGTGGGGTGAGAGTATGACGAATTACGACCGCTCTCCAATCAGCAACGGTAAGCCCTCACTCGCAGCCTGGGTACTACTGCTAGGCATCCTCCTTCTAAGCGTTTCGATATGGATTAGCTGATTCATCCCAGCTCTGTGCATAGGGGCAGTGTGCACAGGGTTGAGACGAGCCAGTTAGCTCAAGGTAGAGTTCTGAACGGTAGACGACAGAGTGTAAATCCGTGAATAGCGGTCTCTCGCTGTATTCAGAGGACGCAGGTTCAAATCCTGCCCTGGCTCGATAAGTGTTTGAGTTTTCGGTCGCGCACCAGTTGGCAGCAGAATACTAGTCAGCTGTCGGACTAGATCTGGTGCGCCACTGAGGGCTCAACCCCTCTAAGCACCTTACCAACCACAACCCAATGCCCGCTGGGCAATATCCAATCCGCTTGGTTCATTCCAAGCTAGGAAGGCATCACCGTGTCCACGATTCGCTACATGGGGAAAGGCAAAGACTCGGATGGCTTCGCAGTTGAAGTGCTTGAAGACTCAATCACCGGCCAGCAGTACCTCGCCTACTCCCCCGAAACATATCAGGAACGAGTGGCGTATTACCGAACTTTGGCGCAAGAGAGACCAAGGCCAGGACACTCGCTTCTGGAACTACCCCAGGCCACGACCGGAGAGACACTCCGAGGTCAGTAACCGCGCGGCTGACTGAGTAGTCGCCAGTCCGGCATGGAAGGGGAGCCGTCTACTGCGTTCAGTGCGGCCCTGAATCCATCCAAGGAGAATACCAAGTGAACGACACCGAGCGAGTTCTTGAACTACTCAGGCGTGCTGTGGCTATCCTGGAGGATGAGATTGAGGAGCGGCCGGCCAAGCCTCTGACGATCCAACCCTCAGATGATGAGGTATTGCTAGAAGGCGTGGTTGGAAAATGCACCCTTCGGCAAGTTGGAGAAGGTGCTATACCCGTCTACAACGGTTCGATGAAGGTCAGAACACCGGAAGGCCAGGAACGATGGGTCGAGCTCACCGCCTGGCGTAAGGTGGCGCTGTGGGCAGAGAAGAACCTCGCAGAAGGGGAAGTGGTACAAGCGGTTGGACGGTGGGAAACCAACCATTACAACGGAGAAGACAGACCATACTTCAGTGTCCGGCTATTCAGTTCGGCCTGATATAGGCGAGTTCAGGGGATCTGTCAAACGACGGTCCCCTTTTTCATAGGTATACTTGTTGATAGTGCCGCGATTTAGATATCAGAGGATGGATTAATGCCCAAGTTTGAAGTCATCAAAGCCTCCGAGGCCCCGGGTATTGCCAGGAAGCAATCACCGATAGCTCACGAGTTGCTCGCAGCGCTCAGCAGCCTCAAGAAGGACGAAGTGTTGAAGCTGTCGCCCGATGAGGGAAAATCAGTTCGGGGAGTCAAGACTAGTGTCGGCCGTATTGCCGCCAATGCTGGTGTCAAGATTACTTCTTGGGATGACGGCCAAGCGGTTTACGTCTCCAAGGGTTAGTCTCGGCACCAAACTGAAAGAGGGCCCTGCATTGTGCAGCGCCCTCTTTTTCTCTATGCTGGAAGAGTGGAAACATTCTTAATCGCTATTTTGATCCTCGCCATTGTGTATTTGGTGGTCGCGCTCCGGTTTGCCACAAAGAAGAATGCTCATCTCCAAGAGGTCATCACTCGGGCCAGGAGAGGCTATAACCGCCACTTGCGCTCTTACTATTGGAAGGTGGTATCGGAACTCTCTAAACGGCGCGACAGATACACCTGTCGTATTTGCGGGCGCAAACGCCCGCATGTTCAGTTGCAGAGTCACCATCCGAAGAACTACGACGAGGTGCTCTACGACGAGAAGCCCGAAGATCTGACGACGCTGTGCGCTGAATGTCATCACGCGATCACCGTAATGCTCCGGCTACGCAGGCTAGGCATTCGCTTTGATCAGGCTATTTTGCCTCAGTATCAGATCGAGTCTTCCATCAACTGATAGGCGCCCTTTGCCCTTCCCCAGTGGTGATCACCCGCGGTCATCACTGGCAGAGAGACAAAGGAGGTAGCCGGTGGAATCGGTCCTTCCGTTTGATGGAGAAATCATCGCTGAGAACATTGGAATTCCAGGCCGGGCCAGGAATGATGGATCGTATGAAGTCATATTTCCTAACCGAAACCTCGATGTGCGACTGGTGCTGCACCTTCGTTCAAATTCCAAGTCAGTCAGCTTGTTCGTCGACCGTGGCAAGCGCCGTCGCTTCATCGGCGGAGTGGCGCTGAGGACAATCGATCAAGTAGCTGTGTGCCGAGACACCAAACAATTGACCTTCAGGTCGGCGGCCACCGACACTACTCTGACGATTTGGGCAGATGGCCGATTTGACTTGAGATAGCAGAAATTGGGGCGGGGAGTTTTCCCCGCCCGTATCATCACCTATACTATGGACAGAGTGAACGTATAGAACAAGAGTTCGGAGATGTTTGCAACCTATGGCCTCATCCATCGAAACGTCGATTCAACCAATTGCCCAGATAGGCCATGGTGCCCTCTACAACGCCGACTGTCTTGACGTACTACCCACTATCGAGAGCGAGTCGGTGGACTTGGTCTTTGCAGATCCTCCTTTCAACCTTGATAAAAATTACGGGGCTCACTTTCGGGACAAGATCTCCGAAGCAGACTATCTGGACTGGTGCTACCAGTGGCTAGATGAATGTATCCGCATCTTGAGCCCGGGAGGCGCACTATTCGTCTACAACCTTCCCAAGTGGAATGTGCTACTGGGCGCGCACATACAGAAACAGTTGGAGTTCCGGCACTGGATCGCAGTGGATATCAAGCTCTCCCTGCCGATCCCTGGCCGACTCTATCCCTCCCACTATTCGCTCCTCTACTACACCAAGGGCAAGCCACGAGCATTTACCCGGCCGCGGGTCCCCATTCCCGTCTGCCGTCATTGTGGTGGAGAGATCAAGGATTATGGCGGGCATCGCAACAAGCTCAACCCAGAGGGTCTTAATCTCACCGACGTTTGGACTGACATCCCTCCAGTCCGCCATCGATCCACCAAGAATCGCGGAGCCAATGAGCTTTCAATTAAGTTGCTCAACCGGGTCGTAGAGATTGCCTCAAACCCGGGCGACACGATCCTCGACCCATTCGGCGGCGGTGGTTCGACGTTCGAAGCCGCAGAGCGTGGACATCGATCCTGGATTGGTATTGAATTGGGCGACTGTCAACCAATCATTGATCGTCTGACACGAGTGGCCTCTGAACCAGTGCCCACCCGTCTGTTCCCTTTGGAATAAAAGGGACAGACAGATCGACAGAATCATGTTCCACTTCAATCACATGAAAGAGGTGATTGGGTAAAGGGAGATAGCTGTACAATTCAAAGAACCTCTCCACCTCTTGAAAGTTGCCAATCCGATCCGTGAGATACCGATACAACGCCCTGGACGGCAGCACCAATACGCCAGCCACGATGGTGCCGTGGATTAAGCCGAGCGACAGTCGATTTAGGGAACGATAGCTGGATGTGACGTTTCCAGTCTCCCACTCGACTCCGAATGTGCCTATGGCTGTCTCCAATGAAGCGTCCACCCTCCCCAGTTTGCCCGGGAATTCCACCTCCATTTTCCAGCCGTATCGATTGAGCGTTTCAACGAAGGCGTGCTTGATAGGCACCACTCCATTGCCCGTTTTGACTGGGTTTATACGAAAGTCGGAGGCGTCGGGGGGCCATACTATCGCCCCGATAGCTTCATAAATTTGATCTTGAGCTCGCTGCCATTCTGAAGATTCCGATATCGATGAGGCATCCTGGATCTTCTCAGTACGCAGTCGCTTCATTGGGCCATTCCAGCCTTCTATTCAGAGTCGGCCATTCCGGCCGACTATTCGAAGGATTCAGCTCGCTCGCCCGCTCTCAAAGTCAATTATCTACCACCGTACCAGGATGTGGATCGCCGCAGACGAGCCTGTATACCGCTTCGAGGAACTCATCAGTCAGATTCGATCGACTATGTATGCAAAGTACACCCACCTCGTTACAGTCGGCTCATCTGCGCAGGAACGTTGTAGCAATGTTGAAACACTAGATCGGCGAATTCCGGAGACTTCGCAGCTCGATCGGCGTCGAATTGGTAGTCGTGCTGGATCGTTACCAAGTCGTTCATCACTGTGGTGAGCGAATCAGCTAGTCGCTGGTCACTGATTGAGGCAACGTCGAAGTCGACTAGCATGACCGGCCGTATCTTAGCCCGTCCGATTGACATGCTTGCAACATGCATGGCAACGTGAAAACGCACGTTGTTTCTTTGACCGGCAGCAGCAGCCGCACCAGGCCCCTTCAAAAATCCCTCTATACGGCGCATCAGCTTTGCCGCCACAACATAGCTGTCAACCGGATTATTCTGATCAAATATCCGCCGATACAGTAAGTCGTCCTTTAGCAGCGATGAAGGCCGAGCGCGAGCATCATCAGGACGCTGCAACACTATTGACATGTAGGCCTGTGCCAAATACTTCACCTCAACAATAAGATCTCTCGGCCGTCCTTCATTTTTATAATAGTTCCTTCTTCTGTCGTAATACAATCCGTTGTTTAGAAAATGATCCTCAATGTCTCGCTGCATCGTATCCGTCGCACGCAGGGATGCATCCGATATTTTAGCTTGAAAATTCGTCGCCTTGATTATCCTGTCTCGACTGTCTCCGCTCACCGGTTTTAGCGCTCTAACCAAGACCTTTCGATCATCTACTACCTGACTATTCCGCACGAAATAGTTAAAAATCTCCGTTGATGTCTGCATCCCGTTCACGATCTGAGGACGCTCTAGCGCTACTCGTCTCCCTTGTTGTCCAACGTCCGTACACAGGATTGTAATTCCATTGTTGAGCCACCAGAAGTCCTCATCTTGTTGTCCATGTTCTAGCGTATTCTTTATGTCATCGTTTACTTCATTTCTGCCTTGATAGTCTCGGACATTAGATTCAAATAAGCTCTTCCTCATATTGCCATTGTCGTCCCTTATCATTTCATATAGATCTCCTATTTTGACCAGAAATATTAGCCCCCCATCATCTGTCGACAGCGGTCCATCAGCGGCGACAAGTTGTAAATTATTCGTTGGGTTCTCGCGTGCGATGGCCAGTAATCTCACTGCACCTAAAAAATTGAACGTTGCGGTGCTCCCCGGAAAGCTATTGGCCACCGTGCTCCGAAGCTGTTCTGCAAGGGTCCTAATCTCAGTACTGGGTTCATCCCCTCGACCGGCTGCATAGATGTCAATCGATAAGTCTGGAATGGTATGTATTACCTGCTGATGGACCGTTCGAAATCTTTCCATAATCGCAATAACATCAGCATTATACAGGTGGGCGAATTCATGTAATTCTACATTGAGGTTGAACAAATTAGCTAGCGAAGCTCTCATCCTGTGGATAGGATCTTCCCCAAATCCTGTCGTATACTTTGATTGAATAATAACTAATCTAAGGTTTACTCTTTGAGTTCGATCACTGTAATCCACACCCTCCTCGGCAAGGTTGCTGTCCACAAACAGATATATTGAGTCGATTCCACCATCATGAGTTCCATCGACAATGCCATCTTTTATTTCATCATAGGACATTTCATAGCTTTTTAGAATTTGCTCTGCACTGAACTCTTCAAAGAAATCGCTTATTTCAGTTGCCCCACCACGTCGCGCGTGTTCGGCTTCTATCAAATTCTGGAAAATGACTCTGTGGTTTTGTTCCATGCCTTTATTCCCCAATGGTGGTTCTATATTGCGGAGAGACGGATTGCAGCGACTCAACCGCGTTGCGTAATTTGCTTGGACCCTTTCCGGGCAATATAGCAAATCACGGTCTAACGGCCAACCGTCGTGCTTGCGTCAAGATTTGGAAAGTTCTGGGTTGACGTTTGAGTTTAATATTTGATACTTTGTATCAAACACCTACGCACCCCTATGGCCAATATCAACAAAGTTTGCGAAAAATGCGGCAAACGCTTCGACTTCACCACATCTGAACAAAACTACTATCGCGACAAAGGCTTTGCTGATCCCAAGAAATGCCCTACCTGCATTCGTGCAGCCAAACTCCGCGCGCGCTCAACCAACCCGACCACTGAATCCATATCCTGTCTTGAATGCAACGAACGACTCGTTCGAGGCGTCATTGTCGATTCGGAATCCAACTGCTACCAATGCGGCCGGCACATCGAGAAGTCGGTAAAGCAATACCCTGTACTACACCACTCACTGCGAGGCCAGGATGGCCGCGCCTAATCAGAAGAAGGCCGCTTCTGCGGTCGCTGTAAAACAAAAGAAAAACAAAGCTCCGCCTCACGCCTGGAAAAAAGGCCAGTCAGGCAATCCTAATGGACGCCCACCGAAGGGCCACTCCATAACGGACGCCATGAAGGCTGTGCTCGAAGGGAATCCAAAGACTAAGCAAGATTTCGTCAAGAAGATTTTGGGCTTTGCCATGCAAGGCGACATGACCGCCGCCAAGATGATCTGGAACTACATGGACGGCATGCCAGTCCAACGAAATGAACTGACTGGAAAGGACGGCGATCCAATTAAATACGACGTAAAGAATCCCGATGCCCTCACCAACCTCATTGACCAATCAGGAATTGTACGACCTGCTCCGGGAGATCATTCAGAAGAAGGATAAAGACCGCCTCCACCTTTGGATCAAAGCCACCACCGGCTACCACATCCCCCGAGTTTCCATCTGCGCCCACCACTGCGCCCCTTTCGACTTCATCGCTGATGCCATCTTTGACGAGTTTCGCCAATGCATCGCCCATGCCAACCGCTCTGGCGGCAAGACTCAAGGCGTAGCCATCATCGAAGCAGTCAAGACCTTCGCCACCTCCAATCTGGAAGCTGCCAACGTTGGCGCCATCCAGGCGCAGGCTGACCGCTGCTACGGCTATATAAAGGAAATCAACGAGGCTCGGCCATTCTCCGCCAACGCCAAATCTCTGACAGCCACCAAAGGACTCTTTGAAAATGGCTCTTACCTGCAGATCCTCCCGGGCACACCCAAGGCAGTCAACTCGCCGCACCCACAGCTCTTGGTCCTCGATGAGCTGGAGCTGATGCCCTTCTTCGTAGTGCAGCAAGCCCTCTCCATGGCTCAGTCGAAGGCTGGTATCCCAGCAATCACCATCATCACCTCCACGGTGAAATTCGCCACCGGTCTGATGATGCGGATGATTGGGGAGTTCAAGGAGCGACACCTGCCGGTCTACTCCTGGTGCTGCTGGGAAGTGATGCAGCCTCTTCCCACCGACAACCCAAAGCTGCTGGCCACGATCCGCGAGGTGTTTGGCGATGAACTGCCACCAAACATGGATGAAGCGGATGGCTACTACGATTGGCAGGACCTGATCAATAAGAAGCAGACACTCGATCCAGAAACGTGGAGCGTCGAATGGGTCTGTAACGAGCCAGAGCGATCAGGTCTGGTCTATCCCCAGTTCTCACTGGATGCCAATGTCATCAATCCTGATCATCCTAAGAAGCGCTACCGCGCCGACTACACCCCCAACCCGTTTCTTCCTATCTACATCCTGGAAGACTTTGGATTTGGCAAGAACAACCCCAACGTCAACCTGTTTGCTCAGGTGGTGCAGGATGAGCTCGTCATCTTCGATGAGATTTACAACCGGCAGAAGATCAGTCGCGAGAATGTAGCTGACGCGGTAGAAAAGCTGGAGCACGACTATGGCTTGACGGTCGTCCGCACACTCCAAGCCGATGGCACGTTTCTCTACTCCTTCCCCAAGCGGGAAGTCATCTGGATCTGCGACCCAGCCGGATTGACAGAAATCGAAGAGCGCAAGCAAATGGGCCTGACAGTACTTGAAGCAGTGCTCGATCGATCGTTCTACCAGCTTAAGCAAGGCATTCCTGTATTGCGCAAGAAGATTACGGACAGGAGCTTACAAATAGGGGCCAAGTGTGTTAATTTGATTGAGGAATACCTATCGTATCGAAATAAGAAAGACAAAGACGGGCAGTACACCGACGAGCCCGAGAAGAAGTCAGACCACGGTCCTGACGCAACCCGCTACGGCGTGCTTCGCCTCTTCTCCGTACTAGCTCAAGCTCAATTTGAATCCACACCTTCCACACCGGAGGATAAACCGCTGACAGCGGGACTCAGAAACAAAACCTTCTAGCCTATGCCTACCTCTAGCAAATCACTCAAACCAAACGTCGCCATTCGAGAGCTCGGCGTTTCAGGAACGATCGTTTATCAAGGCCAAATCGAATCTCCCGATCCGAATCGGGATCTAGTTGGACACCGAGCCATTGAAACCTATGACAAGATGCGGCTGGGCGATGGCACGATCAAAGCTCTGCTCCGGGCCATCATGCTGCCCATCCTCTCCTCGACGCTCCGCGTCGACCCGGCCTCAGAATCCGCCCAGGACAAGGAAGTCGCTGAGTTTGTTGAGCGTCAGCTGACCGGCATGACGCGCACTTTTGAAGACACCATCCGAGAAGCGCTGCTGGTTCTGCCCTACGGCCACTACGTCTTTGAAATCGTCTATCGCTTGGATGCTGACGGCCGCATCGGCCTCAAGAAGCTGGCTCCTCGCCTGCCCTCCACCATTCGTGCCTGGCAAACCGAAGATGGCCAGGACGGCATAACCCAGTACACCCAGAGCGGCCAGCTGGTCTCGATTCCGATCGAGAAGCTCGTCATCTTCACCAATGAGAAGGAAGGTGACAACTGGCAAGGCATCTCAATCCTGCGCAATGCATACAAAGCTTGGTACATGAAGGAGAACCTGGAGAAGATCGACGCCATCTCGCATGAGCGCCACGGTGTTGGAATCCCCTACGTCAAGCCATCTGGCAATCCGCAGGAAAGAGACAAACAAGAAGCCATCACCACGGCCAAGAACATGCGTGCCAGTGAGGAGGGATTCGCCTACATCCCTTCAGGTTGGGAGTACGGCTTCTTTGATATGCACCTAGCCGCTGGCCGCTCTCCGCTTGAATCCATCCAGTACCACCGCTTTGAGATTTTGTTGTCAGTGCTCGCTTCCTTCTTAACGCTTGGCTCCACCGACTCAGGATCCCGCGCGCTCTCCTCCGACCTATCCGAATTCTTTGAGATGTCGCTGAAGTTCCTGGCCAATACGGTCCTCGCCGCCCCACTCAACAAATTCCTGGTTCAGCGCCTAGTCGATCTCAACTTTTCAGTCACTGACTATCCCAAGATCCGCTTCGACGGCATTGGCAAGGTCGACTTTGCCACCATCACCAAGAGCCTGGTCGAGATGAACACCATTGGCACGTTTACCCCGCAGCTGGATGTTGAGAACTACCTGCGCCGAGCCATGGGCGTGCCAGAGGCACCAGAGGATGCCTACTATCCTGAGGCTGACAAACCTCGCACACCAGTCGCCAAGACGCTGCCAGATGACGAGCCAGAGGATCAGGAAGGCTCGAAGGAAATCAAATCGTCGCAGGCTGCCTTCCTGGATTCCTATATCAAGCAGGAGGCTGAAGCCATCAGACAGGCCTTGGGGAAGCCTCACCATGACGCCTGAACGACTTTTGAGCCAACGCCATGCAACTGCCGGCCGTGTCTTTCAATTAGCCACCGGCGAGGAGGGCAACGACTTCGCGCCGAATTATTACAAATACCCAGAATCCCTAGCCCTGCTGCTCAAAGCGATCGTCGGCCTGGAGAGGAAAATCAAAGCCTTTCAGCGAGTCCAATGGGACGGCATAGAGCAGCGCTTCAACCTGGCTTTGATTTCTCAGCTCAAGTTCGACCAGTTCGATGACCTGGGAATATTTGTCGACTTCTACTGGCAGCAGGATGAGGACAATCTGGCAGCACTCTTCGTCCAGGGGCTCTCCGATGCCATCGAGGCAGGTGGGGTGATGAGTCAGTTGGAGCTGGGCTTCAATATCGACTTCTCGCCCAATGACCTGCCAGCCGTGCGTTACTTGGAGGAGCATGTGCCAAAGCTGGCCAACTCCATTGCGCTCAATACGCAGAAGCGAATCAAGCACTCCATCCGCAAGTCTCTCCTGGCCGGTGAGGACCGGGATCAGCTGGTCAAGCGGCTTGAGCCGATAGTCAAGAATACTAAACGGGCAGAATCCATCGCCCAGACCGAGAGCATCCGTGCCTTCTCTGAAGGCCGCATCCAGGCGGGAATAGAAATGGGCGCCACAGAAAAGCGATGGCGGGCTCAGATTCGACGTTGTCCGATCTGCGACGGTCTGCATGGTGAGACGGTTGGTATCACCGCCAGTTTCTCGACTGGCCACTTTGGGGCTCCGGCCCACGCCAACTGCCGCTGTGGTGTTGAACTATCATTTGGTGAGAACCGGGACACCGAGAATATAGAGCAGTACCGCAAGGACTACATCAAGGGGCTGCGAAGCCGTAGCTGGTAGAGGAACAATCACCGATGAGTGATCCTGCTGAGAGCCTACTAAATCGACGGAATCTAATCGCATGGACCGGCGGCGCAATCTTTGGGTTTCTAGGTGGTCAACTGTCCTACGTTGGCGAGAAGTTGATAGATGAGAAATTTGAAGATAAGCATCGAATCGACGTAGCCATAAATCCTGGACCCAGTCCCTATGAATTTGCAAGTCAAATGAGCTGGGCCGTATTGGTCAGGTTGGATGAGGATTCCGGATCAGCCGACACTCCTTCGACTCCAATTGCCGAGTCTCCAGTAGGTGTGGCGACCCCGGTTCCAGGAGAGAATGAAACCCCGTGGCAAGGCTCCTCGTGGAGCGAGATCAGCTCAATTATGATCCAAATAACAAATTCGGGATCATTCACTGAGGAAAATATCGAGGCAGTTGTAGATTTTGATGTGGATTTCAGTTCTTACGACCGTTTCCAGAGTTCAGATAGCAGCGAGAGGGACTTCGAGGCGAATCCCTTTAGCTTCTCTGTGAGCGCATCGAACGAGTCATTGTCGGACAGTGTCGTGATTGTTCCTGGACTGTCGTTTCCCAACTCGGTTCCGCAGGAGTGGCGGATTACAATTCCAAAGCTTGTGGCGGGAAGCTATGTGACTTTCTTCTACTCGTTCATGGGACTAGTTCTGTCTGCATCAATCAGTGGAGATAGCGATAGTCAGGAGATTGAGGCTTTCTGGCGAGGGTCTTCTGAACCCGCCTTCTAGTCGCTATGCGTCGCAGTGCAATGTCATCTTATTGACAACACATAAGCATTCTGTGTACTCTCAATTCAATGCCACAAGCCAATCAAGTAACAGTCGGGAATATTCCAGTCGTACTCAGTCAGGGAAATAAGATCCCCGACGAGTTTCCAGTGTTGTTGGTCAACAACTACAACACCTGGGCCGGAAACATCGATATCACCGACGGCATCCTTGATCACATGGAGCACAACTTCAATCAGGCAATCCCTCACGACAAATTGCCGATCGATGAAGAACACGTCTCCGGCAAAGCTCCTGGCTGGATCGAGAAAGTCATGCACAAGGTGGGGAGTGCGGGCAACGGGCTCTACGTCAAGGTCAAATGGACCAAGTACGGCAAGAGCATGCTCGATGACGAACTTTACCGCTACGTCTCCGCCGACTTCTGGCTCAATTACGTTGATTCAGAGTTTGGCCAAGAGCATGGTCCCACACTCACCGCAGTCGCACTCACCAACCGGCCAATGCTGGAAAGCCTACCCGCCTTGTTCTCCAAGGACGGCAAAGCCCCCGACAAGAACATCCAACCAACCATAATTAATTTCTCTCAGAAAGGGGAATCAATGGATCTAGAACAGATTCTCTCAAAGGCCCCTGCTGATGTGACTGAGGAAGAGAAGACTTTCCTTCAGGAGCACCAAGCAGAATTGACCGATGAACAACGCACGAATTTCGGCCTGGAATCAGGCGCAGATGACGCTGGCGACGGCAACGACGCCGGTGATGGCTCTGACGCAGACGGCGCAGGCGCTGATGCAGATGGCGACGGTGCCGACAACGGCGCTGGAAGCGACGCACCAACCGATCAGGGCACCCAGCTCAACAAGAGGAAGACCGAAACAGTCGCCATTCCTCGCGCGGAACTAGAAGCCTTGAAGTTCTCCGCCAACCAGGGCGCAGCTGCCAAGCTGGAATTGGACCAGAATCGTATGGACCGCATGGCAGAAGGCTTTGTCTTCAGTCAGTCCAACCAAGACGGCATGTTCCTGCCCAAGAGCCAGTCAAAACTATCCAAGTTCCTCTTTAGCCTGAGCGATGCTCAGCGAAAGGACTTCTCGGCTCTGATGGCTGAGGCTCCTAAAGGCGGCTTGGTCAAGCTGACTCAGGAATCCGGAGACGGCGGTCAGTATGTCACATCCGGCAACAAGCTGACTGATCTAGCTTACGCAAAGATGACCTCCTCTGCCAAAGACGGGACTAAAATCAACTTCTCCCAGGCGCTGGAAGTCGTTAGTCGGGAAAACCCCGACCTAGTAAAGGCCGAATACGGCTTATAAGGAAGATCGAGAACTATGGCTGTTGCAGCTAATCGACAACTAATTACTCTCAAAGCCGGCGCCGATCTGTCCGCTGCCACGAACCAGTACACCCTGCTCAAGATGTCTGACGACAATACCGTCGTTCAGGCCACCGCAGGCGCTGACAACATCGTTGGCATCCTTCAGAACTGCCCCGCAAATGGCGCTGCCGCCAGTGTATGTATCGGCGGTCGCTCCAAACTGCGCGCAAGCGCCGCCATCGCTGATGGTGCGGCAGTTACCGCCACCACAGGCGGTAAAGGTGTTACCACTACCACCGCAGGCAACTGCATCGCGGGACGTGCGGTCACAACCGTCGCTAATGCCGACGAAATCGTTGAAGTATTGATTGACATCACTAGGGTTCCTGCCTAAGGCGGAAAATTACTTACTATGCCACTAGAACAGCAATATACAAGAGACCAACTCTTAACTAATTTATCGATCGCTCAAAAGAATGCTCCTTCGAAATTCATCGCAGACCAGGCATTCCCGGTTGCCCCAGTAGAGTCAGATCAAGGCACCTACTACGAATGGGGAACAGAGAACCTCAGCCCTGAATTCGACCTTCGTGCTCCTGGTACGCCAGCCAACGAAATCGACTACAGCATGACTGAGAAGCCCTTTGGACCGCTAGCTGACCACTCGCTCAAAGTGAAGGTCACTGACCACAACGTCAAACACGCGCCAAACCCTCTGAATCCGTTCAAGGCTGCCACTCGCATCCTGACCGAGAAGAACATGCTCTCCAAAGAGGTGGACGCCGCGGCTAAATATGCTGCAGCTGCCAATGGCGCCACTGTCAGCGATTCCGCTGATCGTTGGGACAGCACTGACACGTCAGACCCAATCGGCATGTTGAAAGACGCGGTTGACGCCTTCTCTCTCAACGCCATGCAGGAGCCAAACACCCTGATCCTGGGTGCACAGGTTGTTCGACCATTGCTAGACCACCCTGATGTCTTGTCTCGCCTGCCTGATAACTCACTTCGCTCTGCTGCCTTGCAGCACATCTCCGAATTGATCGGCGTCGAGCGGATCTTAGTTGGTGCTGCCATTCGCAACACCGCTGTAGAAGGCGCAGCACTGTCCAAGTCCTACATCTGGGGCAAGAACGTCTTCTTCGCTTATCTCACAGCTTCTCCAGAGCTAGAGTCAGTTTCCGCTGCCTTCACTCTAGAGCAGGTCGACGGCGACACCATCGAGCGATACCGCGATGAAGACATATCGTCCACTTGGGTGCGCAAGTCTCGCTACTACGAGCACAAGATCACCTTCGAAAACGGTATCTACAAATTATTGAATGTTGTCAACTAAGGAACACTATGGCTATACGAGATTTAACCCGCCGTTTACTCCGTGGTCAGCCTAAGGGCCTCAAAGGACTCGTCACCGTCCCCATGTCTTTCGAGACTGGGGAACTGGGGGCGGTCAAGGTGAACTTTCCCTTTGCGGTCAGAATAACCGGCATTGCCTCAGAGGTCACTAAGGCGCTCGCTGCAACCAACGCCGGCACTATCACTGGAGCCAACGCCACCGGCGCCTCGGCGAACGGTGTCGTCACCCACGCAGCAAGTGCCGCCATCGGCACCGCTGGAGACGGCCCAGTCGCCCCTACCACTAACAGCACCGTAAACGCAGGCAGCTTTTATCAGCTGACCTCTGCCAAGGCTGCTGCTGGTGGCAAGACACTGGTCACCCTGGAGTACGTAACCATTTAGAGGATTGAGGGGCTTCGGCCCCTTCCCTCAATTATTTTGGAGAATTTCTATGAACGTAATCACCACCACGAACATTATTCGCCAGGGCCGATGGTACCCCGAAGGCACCAAGTTCAACTTGTCTGAAGATGACGCCAAGTCGTTGATCGATCAAGGCGTGGCCCGCAGGGCCACCAGAACCGTTGAAGTTGAGTATGACGAGCCACAGGAGACTAGGCAAACCAAAGTCCCTGCAAAGTCGTCTCCAGCAGCTCAGACGGCTGCTACAGACTCAGATCCCGCCAATCCTCCAGCTGCCGAAGGCGAAACCTCGCAAGGTGAGGTTCCCAAGTTCAACAAAGACATGAGCCGGGACAAGCTCGATCAGATCGCGGTCAACCTTGGTATGGACGAGAAGAGCCTGGAACAGTATGAGAAGAAAGCTGAACTGGTTGAGGCTATGAAGGCTCACGTTGCCTCCCAACAGAACAAAGCCAATAGTTAATCCTTCTACTCGTTGAGTGAGAATGGCACTACCACTACAGAAATTTCCAGCTGTGATGATCAGCTGGGCATAAGGAACTACCAATGAAAGCAGTCAAATTTATCAAAGTATGGCAACCGTACGAACCAGGTCAGGTTGTAGATCTGGACGACAAATTGGCTGACAAGCTGATCGAGGACGGTGTCTGCAAAGAATATCGGTCTGGATTGCGCTCGATCGCTGTCAAGACAGGGAGCAATAGTTAATGGCCAATGCTCTCTACAATGTTGGCAAAGGGGCGCTGCTACGCGGTGATATTGATCTTGAGAATGACACCATCATGATTGCCCTGGTTACCAGTTCGTATACGCCTAACATCGACACTCACGAAGACTTCGCCGATGTAACCAACGAAGTCTCAGCCACCGGGTATACCTCAGGAGGCGCTACTCTCTCTGGCAAGTCGGTCACCGTTGACACTACCAATGATTGCGCCGAGTTCGATGCGACTGATCCCGTCTGGACCATCACCGGCTCTGTGACCGCCCGTGGCGCCATTCTTTACAAATCCACTGGCACGCCTTCGACCAGCCCACTTCTTGCTTACTTTGACTTTGGCGGCGACGAGACAGCCACCGACGGCGACTTTACGATTCAGTTCAACGCCGAAGGAGCCCTCCAGCTGGGCTAATTAATTCATTAGTACTACGAAAGGCGGCGGCAGGTCTGAACAGCCTGACCGACGTTTTGATTTATGGCACGACTATGGAGCAGTGGCTTTGAATTAAATAGCATCACAGCCGGGATGGAGTTCTCCAGCCTTACGGTCGGCGTCAATGCCACTGCGTCTATAGTGACAAGTCCGGTTCACAGTGGCATCTACGCGCTCCGAGCGTTGAACTCATCAATCGTCAACAATAGCTCCTGCCAATTCAGTCAATTCTTTGCAGCAGCTGACCAGGACGGCCCGTACTTTGCCAGAGCGTATGTCTACTTTGCTGATTGGCCCACCGTGGGCGGGTCACAGATTTTTGCGTTCTACCAAAATGGCGGTGCGTCGAGAGCCAACTTCCGCTTGGGAGTGACGGGCACATTAGCCTTCAATAATGGAAGTGTTCCAATTGGTTCAAGTACTTTGCTTTCCCTAAACACGTGGTATAGGTTGGAGATGTCTTACAACAACAATACATTGACCGGTTTCGCTGAAATGGAAGGTCGAGTATACGAGGGTGAAAGCACCACTCCCGTTGCAACCTGGTCGAGCATCACAGAGACAGACAACGGAGGAATTCGTCGCCTAACGTGGGGGATGGTGTCTACTGACCGCAGCTATGACATCTACTGGGACGATTTAGCCGTCAACGACGCGTTGGGAGCATCGCAAAAGAGTTGGATCGGCCCAGGAAAGCTCATTGTCTTGCGTCCTGACGGGAATGTAGGGACTCCCGGATTTGTGCGTCAAGGGACAGATAGCGGCGCGAACTGGAGTCAGGTCAATGAGGTTACACCCAACGATCTCACTCAATACGTCAATAGCACCACGCTCAACGCTGAAGACGTGTACACGCTTTCACCGTCAGGAATCGACTCGTCAGATACCGTCAATATGGTCTCGCTCAACCTTCGCTACCGAGGCAACAACGCCACCGGATGCCCCACCTTCGTCCCCCGGATCCTAAAAACAGGCGGAGGAACGGTTGCGACAGGCAATGCAATCACTCCGGTTTCAACAACCTGGATCACCAACTTGGCGTCCCTCCTGACTTCGCCGCTTACTCTCTATAGCGATCCTGATGGCAGTCCATGGACTCAAACGACATTGGACAGCATGCAGGCGGGATTCAGGATTACCGTGGACGGGGCAAACCGAGACGATATCACAGCCCTCTGGGTTTATGTGGATTACACCATGGTCACTTCTTCTGCCCCGGCCGTCATTGCTGCAGATGCTCTTGCACTTGGTCTTGCATTGACGTCGATCAGCGTCACAGCACAGCAGCAGCTCACCATCTCTCCACCACCTCTTGGACTATCGGGCGCAAATCCATCAGTGGCCGTGACCGCTCAGATACAGCCAGTCACCGACGTGGAGGCTCAATTACTCTCCGTTTCGGCTCCGTCTGCAATCGCGCTAGCCGAAATTCATGCACTGCCCGAAGCAAGCTCTCAAGCACTCACGTTCCAAGCTCCTCCCGTCTCGATCACAGCACAGCAGCAATCAATCGTTTCTCTCAATGCGCCAAGTTGCGGCCTATCCGCCCCTCTGGCTCTGGTCGTCGCCGACGCACTTACGACAGCTGACGTCGATGCCTCCGTCCTCCTAATCTCGGCACAATCAGTCACCGTGATTGGCCAAATCCAGGCAACAGCCAACTTGAATGAAATATTGTTCGCACTAGGGGCACCTGTGGCCAATGCTGTCACACAGAATCAAGTAGTTCAAAAACTAGACGCCATCAGCTACATGGTAGCCATTTCGAGCTCTTCAGTCATCGCTCAAAGGCAACCAACCGCTGCACTCGAAGCGCTTCGCTGGCTGCTCGGTGCTGCACCCGCAACGATCGATTTTTCTGCAGCCTCTGCTTCATCAATCGGACCGGGGTCGTTATTGGGCGGAACTAGGCGCGGATCTGCGGTTGGCGGTCAGGGACGCTCAGTCCTACTGGTAGATAGTCTCGGTGATGATCTTGACGGATCAGCCTTGCATGGAGCCCGCCGATATACGGTAGTCGGCGGTCGCCGCCGCTAGGTTGCCAGAGAGTGTACCTACAGTCCTTACATAAAGGTGCGGCTCCAGCTATACTTTGATGATCGGACTCACCAAGAGCAGGACGGGGTGGCAATGGCTGTTGAGACGTGGGTTACTCAGTACCGCAATGACCAGGTCTGGGCGTACCTGCAGGAAATCGTCACCTCGATAAGCGAATATGAGATCGTAGACCCTACTCACCGCGATCAAGCCTCGGAAGTTCGAAGAGTAGCAGCTGCAGCTCTCGCTTTGAGCAGTGCAGATCCTCACTTTGTTTCACCGTCTCGTATGAGTGACTTCCGGACTCACACCGAGCATGTGCGGAACTACATTAGCCAGTGGCTTTCCACAGGCAGTGAGTCCTATATTTCGACCGCCTATGAGAACTTGGTTCAGTTACAGGACACCTTATTCGGCTGGACTTCAGGGAAGTCTGATTCTCTTCGCAGCGCGGCTAAGGTCTTGCAGAATACGACTGAGGAGCTTCAGTCGGCTCAGGATACGTTTTCCAAGACAGTCAGCCGACAGCAGAAAACGCTGGATGCCCTATTTGAACAAAAGAAGCAGGATTCCGAGAACTTCCTTGAAGAAGCTCGTACAAGCCTAGCCGAGAGTGCCGATCAGATTCAGCAACAGGTAGCGGCCACCAGCGAAAGGTTGGTTACCCTCACAAACCAGCTGGCAAGCATAGAAAGGCGAAATACCCAGCTCGTCGAGAGCCTCCAGAAGCAATTCAACAATGCAGAAGAGTCACGAAGTAGTTCGCACGAGGAACTACTCAGAAACCACCGATCGTCACTTACGTCCGCGCTATCGGAAACCAAAACCAATCTCGATTCCTATGCCACCAACCAGACGCAGGAACTCAACAAACATCGAGATCGTGTCGTGGAACTCAAAGAGGAAATCGAACAGATTGTCGGCGCTATGGGGGTGCTGGCTACCGCTGAGTGGTACAAGAACAATGCTGACGCGCAGCAGAAATCAGCCAATATATGGAGGCTGGTCGCCATAGGAGGGTTCATCCTGGCCTTTGTGGTGGTCGCCTACTCTGTGTTCTTTGTCGACCATGCGGAAGAGACCTGGAAATCTACCATCATTAAGACCACGGCAAGCGCCACGTTGGCTGCCGGAGCGGTATATGCATCAAGAGAGTCGTCTAAACATCGCACTCAAGAATTTGCCGACCGGAAGACTGAGCTCACGCTTCGAGCCCTTGACCCGTTCATCGCGAACCTGGACGAAAAGCCTCGGAGGAGGTTGAAGGCGGATGCGACCAGGAAAGTATTTGATCTAGGGCTTGAGGAGGACGAAGAAATTGAGGAAGACGAGGAGTCGCAACTACAATAGCGGGATATCGAATTGTGATATTATGACAACATATGTCCGCCGAAATTCTACGCCTATCTAACTTTGACTCCGTCAACCAATCCGCACGCTCGGAAGTAGCCTCCTCGGCTTCCGCAACCCAAACAATTGTGACACTGCAGAGCGTGGGAGGGTTTGTCGATGAAGGATTTATCGTCATCGCGCCCGCAACCGAATGCGCCGAGATCAGGCAGATCGACGCAATCAACGGCAACGCCCTCACTTTGAAGACTGCCCTTACCTTTTCCCACCAGCCCGGCACGACTGTCCTGCAGCTAATGGGCGACCAACTGAAGGTCAACCGCGCTTCCAATATCGACGGATCTGAGCCGGTCGATTTCACTGCCCACCCTGAAACCTCTCCTAGCAATCCAGTCACAATCCAGCCAGACCAGCGGTTCACCGCCGTAACCGATCCTGACGGCGGCTCTGGATATTGGTATAAGGTCACCTATCTCAACTCCGTAACCTCAACTGAGACCGACCTGTCGCTGTCACTGGCTGTACGCGGTGGCGACTATGGCCACTACGCCTCACTTGAAGAGATTCGAGATGAAGCCGGATTCTCTCTTTTCGACAACGTCACTGACCAACAAGTGTCTCTCGCCCGCGCCAAGGCTGAGAGCGAAATAAACTCCGTCATCGCTTCCATCGGCTACACCATGCCAATCTCAGTCGAAGTTCCCCTCCTGGCCTCCATCACCCATCTGCTGGCTGCAGGACACCTGCTCAACCGCTCATATGGCTCAGGCGCTGAAGGCACCACCAAAGACGGCGCCAGACTGCTTAAGGACGGTCGGGATCTCCTCAAGCAACTGATGGCAGGCACCCTCCAGCTGGTCGATACCGCCGGCAACGTCCTGCCCAACACCGCTAACTCTTCCGGCCAATCGAGCGGCTCAGTCGAAGGATCCTGCCGCGAGCCGGTCTTCCGCATGAGGGATGTCTTCTAATGCTCACCATGTCGATTCGAATTGAAGGAATCGACCAGAGCCGAGCCATGCTGGGTCGGGTTAGGAAAGTCATCACCAAGATGGAGCCGGGCTACAAGTCGGTTGGCGAGTATCTGCTCGAACTCTTCACCAGAGACGTCTTTGAGTCAGAAGGTGCCGTCTACGGCAGGCGCTGGGCTCCGCTCGATCCAGAGTATTCACTGTGGAAATCCACAAACTATCCAGGGCGCGGCATCTTAGAGGCAACAGGAACGATGCGCCGAGGATTTAGGGGGATATCCACAAACGAGTATCTGCTTATCAGGAACCCGGTCGACTATTTGAAGAACCATCAGAACGGTATCGGCGTGCCGCAGCGTATCGTGGTCGATCTTCAGCGCAAACAGCGACAAAAGGTCGAGGAGATTCTGACGACTGACATCATGACCCGCCTGCGAAAGGCCATCTAATATGATTGAAACCTATCTGCGCCCTATATCCACCACGATCATTGAACTGATGCAAGCGGCCTTCGGCCCGGCCGGCGCGCTATTTCAGCACTACTACGATGGCGATCCAGTCCACATTCCCGCCCAGAATCTGCCCTGCATGATCATTGAGAAGCAGTCGACCGTATTGCCCGGCCAGGCTCCGACCGGCATGATGCGGCTGGATCACACCATTACCATCCAAGCTGAGTTCGACAAGCGGCCTGAATTCAACAAGAACCCCAAACAGGTCTACCTACGAGCCAAGCTGGAGCAGATTGCCGAAGGCATTGATCCTAATACAGGTGAGGTCGGCCTCCAAACCATCGTCGGCGTCTTGCAACGCAATTTCACGCTCCGCCAACAAGCCAACGGCCAGACACTGGAAATCAACTACGCACTGTTCCCACGCGGCCGAGATGTGCTGACCCAGGGAGTTACAGTCACAGCCACCATCCGCGAAGATCGAATCCTGACCGGCCGGATTTAAACTGCGGATTGACTTGTAGGCCAATTATTGTATAGATTGAAGGTATCTATGTTTACTTATCGCAACACCGCCCCGCATACGTTGTACGTTATCAACGTAGGCAGCGCCGATCCTAACAAGACGATTGACTCGCCTGTCGAACTCAACCACCCCAACCTTGAATTGGTCAAAGCCAAAAAGGAGAATGCCAAACCGCAAGCATAACTATGGAATATTTAGCTAATTACGGCTCAGCAATAATCAAGAAAGAGACCACCAAAGGCACCGCCGTCATCCCTGACTTCACCCTTCCTTTGATCGGCGAAACGCTCACCACCGACATCCACTCATCCGAAACCAAGCTGATCGTGGGCCATGGCTTTGCCAGGCACCTCAATAGCTACGGACAGCAGTCCAACATGGGGGACTTGACCGTTCTGGCAGAGCCAAACTCCTTCGCCTACCTGGCCGACATGACACTCACTCGAACCGCCACCTCAGGCTCTGGCCCCTATACCCATACTTTTGCCAAGTCCAGTACCATCAATCCAAACTCTTACACCGTCCAAATCCAGCGAGGCCCAATCCCCTATCGATACTTCGGCGTTGAGGGCCGTGGCCTGCCTATGAATTTCCAAGACGGCGTCGGCCAGACGGTTGTACCAGTTAGTGCTCGGGGAGTCTTCTCAGTGGCAGAAATCGCCGCAGTAGACAGCACTACTCTCACCTTGGTCTCTACCTACAACGAAGCCCCGACTCGCGGCCTAGTGGCCACAGACACTGTCCGGATCTATAAGGCGGCTGGTGGCGTGGTCGATACCACCGTCTCTTCCATAGACTCAGATGGACTAAATATCACCGTCGCCTCAGCTACTGGGGTGACCGCGGGCGACATGATCTCCCTACGAGCCATCACCCCAAGCCTGTCACTCTCAAGTGAAGTGCTGTGGGCTCGCTCTGCCTATCACTTCTCCAGCACCAGCGCTGCAGACGCTCTAACAAATGACCACACACCCATTGAGCCGGATTCAGGCACCTGGAACATCACTCATGGCATGGTGACCGATGAAGGTGAGGGCCGGTCAGGCTCCTTCCTTCGCGCCTCCCTGGCTCGAACCGTGGCTGATTTTGAAGTAACCATCCGCAAAGTGTTCGACGGGCCAACTGCCGAGCGCGACTACCTGCTGTTCAAGAAGCAGGCCATGGTGGCCCGCCACTACTGCGGAACAAATCATGAAATCCGCGCCACCCTCAATCACGCCAAGACCATCACCAAACCAAACACCTTGACGGTTGACGGCGTTATTTATGATGAATCCACGCTTCGACCACAATATGACGCTTCAGACGGCACCGTCTTCGGACTCACTGTCATCAACGGTATAGCAACTATCTAACCCTATGGCACACTTTCCTACACGCACTACAGTCAAACACCAACTATCCAGTTACAAACCAGAAGAAGGCGGCTGGGTCGAACTCTATACCGATCCTGACGTCGCGGAAGTCGAGCAAGTGTTCTCCGATGAGAATGCCAGCAACTTCACCAAGGGGCTAATAATGCTGACCGCCATGATTCAGTCCTGGGGGTTCGATGAAGCAGATGGCACGCCTTCAGCGATTACCATCGACAACGTCCGCAAGCTGGGAATGACTAACATCAACGAGCTTCTGGAACTAGTTAATCTACCAGGCTCCAAAGAACCGCTAAGCCCAAAAGCAAGCGACAGCTAATCTGGTTCTTCCAGGCCGAAGCTGACCGAGCTGCCGGCCGAACCGTAACGCTCCCGCAAATACCGATGGAACTTGTCATCCTTCGGTATCGGGAGCGTTTCCATTTAAGTTACCAAGATGTGGCTCATATGCCGTATTCAAAATTGATGCAAGATCTCGCTATTCTGCAACTAGAGCGTAAGGTGGTAGAATCAAAACACCAAGACAACAACCAATCAACTCATGGCTCTACTCGGCAATAATTCTGATATCCAATTAAAGGTCACCACCAAAGCTGATAACTCCGGTCTAGATGAAACCGAATCTCGGCTAGGCAGGCTAGGCAACGCTGGCTCGAAACTCGCCACCGCAGGCAAGGTGGCTGCTGTTGGTCTGGGCGTCATCGGTAGCGCAGCAATAGCTGCCGGTGGATTCGCACTTAACGCCGCCTCTCAATTTGAAACCATGAATGTGGCCCTGGAAACGGCCTTCCAAGGCAATACCAAGGCGGCTAAGGATGCAGGAGAGGCGATCACTGCCTTCGCCGCTAAGACGCCCTACGAGCTCGGTGAAGTCATGCGTGGCTTTATCAAGCTCAAGAACATGGGTCTTGATCCTTCTCAGAAAGCTCTGACTGCCTACGGCGACACTGCTTCGGCAATGGGCAAGTCCCTCAATGACATGGTCGAAGCGGTCGCTGACGCTGCCACTGGCGAATTTGAACGACTCAAAGAGTTCGGTATCCGTGCATCGTCCCAAGGCGATCGAGTCAGATTCACCTTCCAAGGGGTCACAACTGAAGTCGGCAAAAACTCAAAAGAGATCGAGCAATATCTGATCAAACTCGGACAAACGAAATTCTCAGGCGGTATGGAAGCCCAAAGTCAAACCCTGGCTGGAAAGCTATCCACTCTCGGCGACACTTTCTCGCTGACCATGGCCAAGTTCGCTGAGGATTCCGGCCTGATGGAGGTGGCCAAGCAAGCGCTCGATTTAGCTTCAGAAACGATCGAGAATCTGCCACAGCATCTTGAAACGCTGGGAAGTGCGATCCAGACAGTCGGCGAGCATATAAACGACTTCACCGGCTGGGTCAACACCAATCGCCAGGCAATTGAAGCGACTGCGGCCGTTATTGGGTTTGCGCTGCTTCCTCAAATGGTTGCGATGGCTGGTCGGCTGGTTGCTAACACCGCCCTGTGGATTACCCACAACGCCGTGGCCTTGGCAGGCGCGATCGCCCAGAGCTACCTCTTTATTACTTCGGGCTGGCAGACGGTCGGGGTATTGGCCGCCCAGGGAGTGCAGCTAGGTATTTCCACTGCTGCCTGGATTGCTAATAACGTGGCGACCGGAGCCGCCTTTGTCCTCTCCGGGCGAATGACGGCTGCCTTTGTCGCCAGTCGCCTTGCCATGTTGGCTGGAGGCACGGCAATGGGCATCCTGACTGCCGCCCAATGGGCACTCAATGTGGCGCTTAGCGCAAACCCCATTGGATTGATCGTCATCGCCGTTGCGGCACTGTCTGCAGGGCTCATCGTCATGGCTGGCAACTGGGACAAATTCAAGACTGCCGCCGTCAATGCCATCAAACCGGTGATCGACTGGATTTCCAACCTGGTTGGTTGGCTCGGTAAAGTCACTGGCCTCAGCGGCACGGTAGACACATTTAAAAACATCGGCAAACAGCTCAAGATTCCAGGCTTCGCTCAGGGCACCTCCTATGCGCCCGGAGGCATGGCGGTGCTTGGTGAGCGCGGTCCTGAGCTAGTCAACCTGCCAAGAGGCAGCCAGGTGGTACCGGCCGGACAAACTCAGACCATGCTCTCCCAGGCTCGCGGACTCGTCATTGAGAACTTCAATATGGTGGTCAATGACCAGACCGATTGGACGTTTGGCCTGGAGCGACTAGATAGCACACTATCAGCGAGGCTCGGCTAATGCGGCAACTCTTTCTCTCAAAATCAAGCAACCCGGAGGTCGAAGTCCAGATCCACGACTATCAGCACAACCCACTCGGTCTGTATGCCAGAACGCCGCTCAAAGGGTTCTTCAGTCCCTCAATTCGCTATGCGGGCCAGGATCGATCCGGCGCCCATGGCCATATCACCACAGGACAGAAGTACGGCGCCCGAGCGCTGCCCATTCGAGGCTTTATCAACTCTGACAGCTTGACTGCCTTTAGCCAAGCGGTAGAGACACTGAGCAACATCCTCACCCTTGAGCAAGACAGGTACGGTCGACCCATTCCCATGATCCTGCGCTGCGTCTCCGACACCGGCGTCGAGTACACCATTAACGTGGTGCTCAAAGAGGAACCAGAACTGCCAGAGGAATATATGCTGAGTGGCGAGTTCTACTTGCCGCTCCAAGCCTCAGCCCCTCTCTTTCGGCAACTCCCCAAAATCACCAGCAGTCAGCTCACCATCAGCCAGAATCTAGGAGCACTGCTGCCGGCATGGGTCCCGTTTCGCTTAGGCACCGTCCATGGCTCGCAGCTCAATCTCTACAACAATGGCAATGTGCCCGCTCCTCCCCTTCTGACCCTTGTCGGACAGCTGACTAACCCAGTCATCATCAATAACACCACCAACGAGTACTTCAAGCTCAACTACACGCTCACCTCCGGCCAGACCGCAACGATCGACATGGAACAGTCCGGAGAAGCCAGGCTTGGCAATGTGGCCTCGATCAACAACTTCCGTGCTGCAGGATCCGTGGCTTGGTCATTGGCGATGGGTATCAACAACATCGCCCTGCAGACCAGCAACTCCTCAGACGACGGCTATGTTCAGATCGACTATTACAACCTACGGACCAATCTACGCTAATGGGACTCTACAGACTTGAACTCTATGACCGATACGGAAACTTCCTCTTCGACATCTCGGACAAGGTGGGCAAACGCCGCTGGGTGCGATCGAGAAACGCCTATGAGGAATTGGAATGGACCATTCCACTCAGCGAATTCAATGGATTGTGCGGGGACAATGGCAAGAGCCCCAAGGAGGTAATGAAAAGGCACGTCACCCAGGTTGTGCTCAGGCGAGGCGATCACAAGCGCCTGCGAACCTTCGTCCTGGATTTTGACGTCGATGTGGTGAATAACTCGATCCAAGTCACCTGCCCGGGCATGTTGGCCAAGTTTGACCGCAGGATAGTGACTGATTATTTCCAGGAATCCATTAACCCGGCTCTGGCCGCCAAACAGCTCATTGACGCCAGCCAGCTCAAGCCAAACGGCAATCTCTACCTCACCACACTCACTCCGGCCAATGCCCCGACTCGGCAAGTGACCTTCAATGACAACCGAATATCCGATGCAGTGCTGTCTTTGGCCAATGACGGCGACAAAGGCTTTGACTTCGAGTTCACGGTCGACAATGAGTTTCGCACCGTGCTCAATATGGGATCTGACCGCACCAACCTGGTGCTGCAGTATGGCTCTCCCAACGCTGTCATCGACGGTCTGGTGATCTCCCACCGAGGCTCACTCATGGCCAACGAAATCACCGCCAAGGGATCCGGCAGTGGTGAAACCGAAGAAGTGATTCGGGCCGTCAAGCAGAACGATGTCAGTCAGACAGAGTATGGTCTGCTACAGAAAACCATCACTCCCAACGATGTGACCGAGACGCCAACCCTGGAGCGCCACGCCGTTTCCGAGCTGGAAGTTGCCAAAGACGGCTTGGAGATTCAGGTCATCACTGTCAGGAACGATCCCGTGATCAGTCTCGACCGGATAGACATCGGCGATCGCTTCCGGCTGATCATTCCAGGTAGCGGACTGGAGTCGATCAACCAGGTTGTCAGACTAGAGAAGTTCGAGTGCACCATCACACCCGAGGACGAGGAGGTTCTAAAACTCTATGTCAGCAAATAAAGCAGAACTGCTCGGTAGCACCACTGAGCGAAAAATTATCGAGCACGATAAGGCACTCAAAGGGCTCAAGGTGAGGCAGTACATCTCATCTGACTCACTCGACTTGAAAGCCACCCAGCGCTATTTGGTTCATCTCCAAAACGGCCTTGGTAGCTTCACGATTGCCGCCGGGGAGACCATTTATGGCAGCTTTGGTGGCGCGGTGCCTGCTGATGGCAAGCTCGGTATCCCGTTCCCCATGTTCAACTTCTACGTTGATGTTCCGGATGATCCAGACTATTACTGGTTGAACGGGGCACAAATAGCAGGATCGGGAAGGAGAAAGCTCATTTACGGCTGGAAATACAGCAGCATCAATTTTAATGGCCAAGATACTGACGAGCCAGGACGAATCCAGATCGACTGGTGGATTAAAAACGAAGACACATCGTCTCATGAGTATTGGATAGAGTTGTATTGGATGACAACGTTTGTTATCGACCACTTCTCCTAAAGAATATACAAACCGTCAACAAGCTGCTATGCTAAAACCATAACTACTTATTATGTCTCGATTAGTCCATGCCCTTACAAGTAACTATGTTTCTGCCGTTGGATTAGGCCAATTGTCAGGCCGTCTCCTCTCGGAAGGTGTCCTTGGTCTCACCGATATGGTGACGACCGAAAAAGGCACCGGCTCCAACATGTCTGTTGATGTGTCACCGGGCGCCTTGATCCTGCACAATCCAGCCGGCTACGGCCACATCCTCTTCTCCACGGCCACCGAGAACGTCCCTATCGCTACAGCCGATGCACTCAATCCTCGCATCTCCTTGATCGCAGCCGTACTTGACATCGACTTTACCAACCCCTCAGCGGACGACGCCGAAGGCGGCTGGGAGTTTATCGAGGTGCCAGGGTCCGCAGCTGCTGTCCCTGCTGCCCCAGACGACACCGCCATCCAGACTGCTGCCGGAGCGGGCAATCTTTATCAGGTAGTCGCCAGCATTCTGGTTCCCGCCAACACGCCCGATATTGAAGACGCGGACATCACCGATGCGCGCGTCTTCTCCTCTATCAGTCAGCACTTAATCGCCAACAGCTCGATCACCACTGACAAACTAGATGACAACGCGGTGATACCGAGTAAGATCGCGAATCGCACAAGAACGGTCTACGCGTGGCTCAACGTATCGGCAGGTGGCGTGGATGGAGCCTACACTGGAGCAGTGTCGCTTCTCGCCGATGAGACAACCAGGCAAGCGAACTTCACGGCGATCATGCCTAAGGACTGCGTCACCGGAAGCGGAACGCTAAAAGTCTGGTATTCCGTCGGTTCAACCGGAACAGTCAATATCTCCCTCTATGTGGGAACAAAAGATCCAAACACCGGATCTGGTCACGTAACGGACGAATTCAACGGTACCTCTTTAACCATTCCGGCTGCAGCAGCAAACTCACTCTATACCGCTGATTTTGCGCTGACCGACGTAGCCGCCGACAAATACGTAGGTGGCTCTATCGCGCGACGAGTTGGTGACGCAAATACAGGAGAGCTTCGTATTCACGCGGTCGGCGTCGAGTACACAGCGGACAGCTAATATATGCCTAAGTCATCTGCCTCACCATCCACTCTAGACCGCCTCGATGAGAGGATCGCCAATCTTACAGACCTAGTGGCTGAGTTCCGGACGGAATACAAGGAAACCACCAAAGACATCCGCCTTCGCCAGGACGCGAACTTTGGCGAAGTCAGCCGGAAGCAGGATGAGCAGTTTGCTGTCGTCATCAAACGAATCTCGGATATCGAAACCTGGAAGGCGACCGAGATCCAGCCTACCCGGATCATGAAGTGGGATTCCGCCGCCAAGAAAGTTGACGACTACCTGGACGACCAACACGTCGTCAGACGGGAAAAGGTATTTAAGGCCGTTGAGGCCCATATGGATGACAACGGCAGGATTGAGAATCTCTACTGGCTGACGCGCTCCAGGGATCGGCTCGGTTTCCTGCTTGCCGTCGTCAGCACCGTGCTTGGTGTCATATCGGGATTGTTTTACTGGCTTCTGGACAATGTCATTCTGCCATTTTTCAATCAGAAAGGAGGGTAATGTCATTACCTGTCACATGGGTGGGAGCTTCAGACAACTACACGCCAGGCCGAACACAGCCGGTCGACATGATCGTCATGCACTGGATGGTCGGCACCCTTCAATCGGCTGACGCTACCTTCACTAACCCCGCCCGGGATGGTTCAGCTCACTACGGCGTCAATGGCCAATCTATCCACCAGTACGTCAAAGAATCTGATACTGCCTGGGCCAATGGCCACCGAGATCCTAAGAAAAACACCAATCCTCGGTCTATCTCCATCGAGCATGAAGGCGGCTGGTCCATACCTGGTGGACGATTCAAGCCGTCGCCCGAGACCCATGAGATGTCGGCCAGGCTGATCGCTGACATCGTCTCACGCCGACCGAATATCAAACTCGACCGTAACCATATCAAGAAGCACAACGAGGTCTCAGACACGGGTACGGAGTGCCCTGGCTCGCTTGATGTGGATTGGATCATTAATCGCGCAAAACAATTACTAGGAGGACAGGATATGGTCATTATTGTCAAACCAATTCAACCAATCATCGCCGAGGTCAAAAAGGGAATTCCCCTCTTTGACATTACCACCGGCAAAGAAATTACCAAGAGTGGCAACTGGATGAGACTGACCCAGAAAACCAACATCGTGAACGGCTCGACCTACTACATTCCGCATGATCGAGCAGATAAGGGTGAAGTGTTTGGCTTCAAAGAGGAAGAGGTGTGGGCCAAAGGCAACACTGTCAACGTCGAGCCATCCCCTGCCAATCCGACTCCGGCCGATCCAGTGATCGTCGAGAAGGCACGTAAATTCGATGAAATTGTCAACCTGTCCCGCTCTCTTCGCGGCCTGACAGAGTAAGGAGGTGATTAATCAATGGACATAAATCCACTTTTTGTGTTTGCGCTCGCTGGCATAGCTGAACTATATCGGCGCTTGGTACACCGCGACTTTGAAGCAGCCGGTCTCATAACCGTCTGCGCGATCGCAGGCGCCATCCTTGGCCACTTCGTCACAACACTCGGCATGGATTGGTTCACGGGTCTGTTAGGAGGCTTTACCGCCTCTGGCCTGATAACCGTCGTTGGTGCTGTACGAGGCAAGAGCGCCCCTACCCCGACAACGCTGACAGAGCGCTAAACAAAAAAGCCCCCGGTTACATTCGGGGGCTTTTCTTTATCCCAGATCTTTTGAAGGTAGGGGATCACATGCTACTCACCTCCTTTCGGTTCCCGTCTTTTGTAGGGGAACCAGACGATCAGCGATCGAACGTATCCGACCACCCCGATGATGCCAAAGACTGCGCATACCCAGAGAAACCATAGCGGACCAGTTTCCAGCTCTCCCCCGTCTAGTTTGATCATCGTCCTCCTCCTGACCCAGAAATGCTGGAATCGGTAGTAGTAATCCCCACACAATGCACACTCCGCCAAATACCAGAAGCTGATTAACTGACGGCGGGATGTTGACGAACATCCAATCCACTGCAGTTGCAATCCATAGCTCGATCATGGCGTTGACCGAATCCTTTTCAGTGCCACGGAATAGAATCCCTGGGCCTGAGTGCAGGTATCAAATGGCAAGTGATGGGGGCGATCCGTCACGCCGTCGCTCTTGGTCAGAATGACGATCCATTTCTTGGTAAAGGGATCAAGGTAGGGTCGTCTCACCGCTTTATCGCTGAACTCGCGCCTTTGTGGTATTTGGTGCGAGATCTTCTGGCGCCGGACTCTTTGACCCACCTCTTTGCGATCCTGATCTTGCCTTGCCTCTACCGCGGCCCGCAGGCGGCCTAGAGCCGCCTGCAAGTCATCAAATGCCTGTTGTGTGTTCTGGTCCATAGCTCTTACTCCTCGTGTGCAATCCATTAAGTTGCTGACTGGCTCTGCGCTGCCGCAGGGCCCATGCCCCATAGACGCCGAGACCGATTAGGTGAAGCACGATTATTCCGAGAAACAAATGCAAGATGTTCATGGCTTAGAAGGGGATATCGCTTGGACTCACATCCTTGGTGTGCTTGGCTGGATCGACCGGCTCGTCATCTACCTGATCTGCTGCTTCTGGGAAAGATGCAGTGACGGCGTCTTTGGTTTCTGGGGTGACTGCGGGGGCTGTGGCAGGCTGAGATGAGGAGGCAACGGCCAGGTTTCCAGCGGCTTGGAGGAAGTAGAGTTCAGACAGAGCAAACACTTTCTGTGGCTTGAGGAACTCTTTGGCTTCTGCTAGACCCTTTTGCTTGTCTTCGGCAGCATCATAGGTCATACGAGCGACGGCGATCATGATGTCTGTGGCGTGGCCGAGCGAGTTCTGGCGAATGATTGAGGCTGTTTCTTCGGGACTGCGTTGGTAGCCACCACGCCCGCCTCCACCCTGTCGGTCTTCCTTCAGTTCGATACCAAACTTCTCACTCTGCGTGATCGTTCCATTGATCTCGTCGCCTACAACTGGTGCTGGCTTTTTTGCCGATCGAGACATCTTGGCGAGGGTTTGGGTACCGGCCTCATCGGTGACGGCCACCTGGTACTCGACCATTGCGACTTCTTCTCCGTCGCGTCCGTTGAATGTGTAGTCGCGAGCTTTGCTTGCGAGGGTTACTTTATACTTTGCCATAATGATTAAACTCCTTAGAAATATAGTAATTAATGCTGGAAAAATTTACCCAAGTGGGATCCAGTAGTGCACCAAGACATAGGCGGTTGCGATACCGACCAAAGTCAGGACACCGACAACGCCTTCTGTATCTTTCTTGATTCGCTGCCATCGCGACAATTTCTTGTGCTTTTTAGCATTGAATAGTACTGGTTGGGGTAAACGAGAAGATCGTGACCTCATAGCTGACACCTCCTTTAGGGGTTATTAGTGATTGAACATATACATAATATACAGCATATATTTAATTGTCAATAGACTAGTTTAGGAATTGGGGTATTGCCATATATACTGATTCTATGCTTTGATTAATCCATAACCTACTTGCCGTCAGGTGTATAATTTGAAATAGGTCGAAAGACCGAGTCTAATCTCAGACTATTCGAAGACCCCTCCACCTGGCGGCAAACCAAAGGAGGGGTCTTCTTTATGGACCAATCTCAGCCGCTACAACCAGACCACACTAGAGCAAGGCAGGGAGAGCCGTTCGTGCCCTCCAATTACGAGAAATTCCGCTACGTCACCCGCGCCGGCTGCGGGTGCGACGAAGAGATCTACTTCGACCAACCACCACCCGACAAGTGCGATCACCGCAACCTCTACTACCTCGATAAAGACTATGAGGCGGCCAAGCGGATAACCGCAGAATCGGTGGCAGCCAAACTTGATGCCAGATCAGCCAGATCACTGGAATCAGAAGTCGGCACAAGACCCGTGCCGGTGCTCATCTACAACCCCTCATCCCAAACAAAAACCGATATCGATCGCATCTTCTCCTCTGGGGCGGATTTGTAGTGGCTTGAGACCAGGCGGGACTTGCCACACGTACGGCGACCGCTTGATCTCAGGTTTCTACCTGACACAACGCTTCGGCTCGGGCAGTCTTGGTGATCTGCCACATATCAAACCGCCATCGTTTGCGGTCTTCTTCAAAGTCCCTGCTCTGCTGAGCCCAGCAACAGGGGACTTCCAGAAGCCCGTAAGCGACCAACCGTTTACGTTCGGAATCCAGGAGAAGGAGGCGCCACTGACCGAAAGGCGCCAGGGTTGGCAGGGATGCATCAGCCGCCTGAGAGGATACGTAAAAGCCGCCGCTTTATAGAGCGTCCCAAGTTTCCTGCCTATCCGCAGCCCCTGGATGGAAGGAGATAAGGGCGGTCAATGTCAAAAACGGCCGCTGACTAAAAAACGGGAAAACTCGAGAATTGGACAGAATAGCCGTTCGTGATATTATGTGAATGCTTCTCCATAGCAAAAACGCAGGAATGAGTAGCGGTCTACGTGATCGACGCTGAGAGTGATTGAACACTTCTCTCCGACCCTCTCGTTCCTGCTTTTTTGGTCTTGAGAGGTGGTTAACGGCGCAAGCGAATTAATACTCAGGTCAGAAGGCGGGGCGGCACCTACCCCGCCTTCTTTGCGTTTGTGCCACATTGCAGCATCGTGATATTATGTAAATGGTTCCGGACGAACTACGTGTTTCCTTCATCCATCCCACTACTGGGCAGCTCAGGCTCCTGCCTGGGCTGGTGTCCATTTCACCAAGAAGTGGTTGCCAGCTTGAGTAGAAGTTGCACTTCGGCCTCCCAACTTCGGTTGGGGATTTACTTTTCCCTCTCAGTTCTTCGGAATTGGGGGGTTGGAGCGCAACAGCTCACCTATTCGTAGATAGTGGAAATCATTTCTACGTTTGGAGACTTCAGCCGTTGATAACCGGCGCCTCTATGAGACGAATCCTCATCATCCCCGCCCTGGCCATCCTCGGACTGTCAGCGGCTCCATCTTTTCCAACTCATTCATCAGAAACCTTTCGATCCTTTCCTCCAAAGCAAGTCATGGCCTCACCGAAGGTCGAAGCTCCACAAGCCACACAAACGGCTATAGAGCCTCTCTACGTTGAGCCAACACCCGAACCTCCTCCTATCCCTACTCCATACCCCACAAGCGCTCCTAGGCCCCAAATCGGCTCAATCGCTGCCATGCTGTGGCACAAAACCGCTGCCATGCTGTGGCACAAAACCGCTGCCAGGTTTGGATCGGCCCAAGTGCCGTTCATGCAGGATCTCGTTGGTCGAGAATCTGAGCTCAATCCCTACGCCATCAATACATCATCCGGTGCCTGTGGTATTCCCCAGGCTTACCCCTGCTCGAAGCTGCTGGCTGTCATCGGTTCACTGGATAACGTCGAAGGTCAGCTCGACTGGATGGTCGATTACATCGCCAACCGGTATGGCACTCCCGCCAAGACGATCGATCACCACAACGCCAAAGGCTGGTACTGATTTGGTATTATGGAAACATCACCAAGGAGGCTTGTGCGACAAGAAAGCGAACTGGAAGCCGCGTTCAGATTAGCTATCAGAGCCTGGGGAGATGGACTGCCGGCACCAATACAGGAATACGAATTCCACCTTGAACGAAAATGGCGTGTCGACTTCGCCTGGCCAGACCAAAAGGTGGCCGTCGAGATTGAAGGCGGCGTCTACAGTGGCGGTCGCCACAACTCCGTCAGAGGCTTCTTGGGAGACATCGAGAAATACAACGCGCTGGCCGAAGACGGCTGGCGCATCCTGAGATTCGCTAACCCACACGTCGAAGAACAACCATTTGACATGATTGAGCAGATTCGCCGCACCCTCTTCCCTTCCCCATGACTCTTCCCAACATCCCAACCTATTACTTGCTGGATACCTGGTCTGAGATTCCGCCCTCCATGGGCTGGAGATTCGCCGTGGCCAGATTGCGCCTCCGAGGTTGCGAGACCAACGAGCGAGAAGTGAAACAGGCCGTCTACGAGCGGCTGGTCAACATCGGTCTGCTCGCCCCAAACACCAAACCGACTCCCAAGGATTGGAAGCGTGCCAAGCGCAGGTGGAAGTCGGGCTACTCCGGAAGCCTGATGCAATAAAAAACCCCCCGGCATTTCTGCCAGGGGGTGTGAATTATTAGAACCGGGCGTTTTTCGTTCGCTTGGCGTGTTCCGGTCGGAGGTCTACCTCCTTCCGGTATTGGTTGTAGACCCGCTCGCTGGGGAATCCAGCCTTTTCCGAAAGTTCCTTGGTGCTCAGTGGCTTCTTGCCGTAGAGCTCCTTCGGGGTCTTGGTCTTGTCGTCCTTTTTGCCAAACATCGTTTGCTCCTCGACTTTCAGCAAAATCGCTGTATGGCTACTCTAGGGATATGTCGTGCTGCTCGCGGTGTCCACTAGACAACTGATTTATGTAAATGCGACAATGTGTTTGACGTTCGAGGCAACCCTATTTGAAACTGACAAACGCCCCCTTGCCTCGAACTTGGGGGCTTTGTCATATCCGGAGGTTGATGAAGCCATGCACAAAATGTGGGGAATCCAAGAACGAGGCTGAATTCAGCCACAATCAGACCAAGCGGGACGGGCTACACCAGTCATGCAAGTCGTGTCATTCCCGGTACCTGAAAGGCCACTACGCGAAGTACAAGGCCTATTACGTATCCAAGGCCAAAGTCTCCAAACTAAAGGCGTACAGGGCAAACAGGAGCCTTGTAGACGACTACCTCTCCACTCATCCCTGCGCCGATTGCGGCGAACCTGATCCTATCGTCCTAGAGTTTGACCATGTTCGCGGCGTCAAAGAGAAATCCGTGTCTGTCCTAGCCTTCTCACTCGGATCCTCTGCCAAGCGAATCATGGAGGAGATAGCGAAGTGTGAGGTCCGCTGCGCCAACTGCCATCGTCGGAAGACCGCCATTCAGCTTGACTGGGGAGCGCCTTACAGACGGTATAATGCTTCGGATGAGACGAGTGCGTAG